TGGTCGACGCGCCCTTGAATCCTGTCACCCGGGTGCGCTTGTTCGCCGCCTCGGCGACAGCTCTCATGCGCTGGGAGCCTCGCTTGAAGTTGACCCGGATCGGCTTGGTGATCGACTTCAACGCTCCGGGCGTCGCAGTGCTTGAGGTTGAGGGCACTACCAACATTTCCCGCGAACTGGTTTCGACCACAGTTCCTATCAACCTGGGAGGCATGGCGTTATGAACAATTCAGCGATCGACCTGAGCCGCCTGGCGGCACCGGAGCTGGTCGAGGTCATTGACTTCGAGACCCTGTATGCAGAACGGAAGGCCCGACTTGTCTCGCTGTACCCCATCGAGCAGCAAGCTGAAGTGGCCGCAACGCTCGAACTAGAATCGGAACCCCAGGCCATGCTGCTGCAGGAGAACTGCTACCGCGAAATGGCCCTCCGCAACCGGATCAACGACGCCGGCCGCGCCGTAATGCTGGCCTACGCACGCGGGTCCGACCTCGATCATCTGGCCGCGCTCCTGGGCGTGGAACGCCTGGTGATAACGCCAGCCACCCTGGACACCGCGGCCGTGATGGAATCGGATTCAGACTTGCGCCGGCGCGTGCAGCTGGCCCCCGAGAGCTTTTCAGTTGCCGGACCAGTGGGCGCCTACGTCTCCTCTGCTATGAGCGCCGATGGTCTTGTGCTGGACGCAGGAGCCACCAGCCCGATTCCCGGAACAGTCCTGGTCACCGTCCTATCCCGGGAAGGTGATGGGACCGCGAGCCCGGATCTGCTGACAGTCGTGTCCGATGCTGTGGGCGCCGACGACGTGCGCCCGCTTACTGACCTGGTCATCGTGCAGTCGGCCGAGATCATCGGCTATGAGGTGGAGGCGACGATCTACACCTTCCCGGGGCCTGATGGTTCGCTGGTCATGACGGAAGCGCGCAAGCAGCTGGATGCCTACCTGGTCGACTGCCACAAGATCGGCCGCGAAGTTGCGGTCTCCGGTCTTTACGCTGCCCTTCACGTCGGTGGCGTGGAGCGCGTGGTGTTATCCAAGCCAGCTGCTGATGTCGTAGCGAATGACACGCAGGCGCCGCACTGCACTTCGATCTCGATTGCCGGCGGCGAGTATGTCTGACCTGTTGCCGCCGAACGCCACCGCGCTCGAGCGCAATGTGGCGGCCACCAATGCGCATCTGGGCGATCTCCCCGTCCCATTGCGTGATCTGACGCGCCCTGATAGCTGCCCTAGCGAATTCTTGCCATGGCTGGCCCAGCACCTGTCGGTCGACTCTTGGGAGGTGGATTGGTCGGACGACCAGAAGCGGGACACCATCAAGCAGAGCCTGGGCATTCATCGGGTCAAGGGAACGATCGGGGCTGTGCGCCGCGCATTGCAGGCCCTTGGGATCGAGGCGCAGCTACAGGAATGGTTCAACCAGATACCTGCCGGTGAGCCCTATACCTACCGTCTGCTGCTCAACGTCTCGCAGGTGGGCATCAGCCAGGTGTTCCTGGGAAAAATGCTCAAGGTAGTGGCCGACACGAAGAACCTCCGATCGCACCTGACCAGTATCCGCATGACCGTGGGTACAGCGGCAGAGCCTACAGCTGCTGCGGTGGCCGCTATAGGGCACCAGGTCACGGTTAGCTACGCGGTACCGGATCTGGACCTCCTGATGGAAGGCGCTGTGAACGGTATGGCAGAGACCGAAGCCGCTGTGGAAAAGCTGCGAACAATGCTGCACGAAAGAATGCCAACCCAAAACTACTGGTGAAACGATGACCCTTGCAAATAAAGTAGAAGAATTCAACGAACAAATCGTCCCGGTGGCGCGCCAGATTGTCCACGGCGACGCCAGCACAACGGTGATGACTGATGGCGGCCCGGTCCGCTCGCTGGCAAAGCTAATCGCTGACAACGATGCCCGGATTCTGGGCTCCGGCCTGCTCGCCGAAATCAACGCATCAAAAGACGCAGCAGCCCAGGCACGTACCAGCGCGGAGGCCGCGCGCGATGACGTCGCCGTCTTGGGCGTCGATCTGCTCGCCCAGGTGAACGCAACGAAGGAAGCAACAGAAGGCGAGCGCGCCCGAGCGGAAGCCGCGCGCGATGCTGCGAACGCGATCGGCAAGGTGTTTGCCACTACTGCAGCTGGTGTTGCTGGGACAGTAAGCGGCCAAAGTTTTTGTGTCCTGAGCACTGATGCTTCCCAGCTGATCGTTTACACGAACAATGCCGGCGCGGCCGCAGAGGTGACTCGCTACTACACCAAAAATTACATGGATACCATTGCGCAATCGGTGGAAGGGGCCGTTGTTCCGAGCCTGGCCTTTGTCGACGGCGACAACAACGCATTTTTTGTGGCCATGGATGACGGCAGCTTCGGGACGAAGCACGTGTACATGAGCCGCAATGCCGTTCGCACGGCTGACTTTAGTATCGAGTCCGACATGGCCGGCGCCTTGTCCATAGTGGACGAGGAAGGCTTCGTCGGCATGCGTGTCGCCAACGACGGTGGGATGAACGGCAGTTCGAGCGGCGGCTCCACCTTCAATGAGATTGCCGAACGCAATGCGCGTAACTTGGCGTACTCGGCCATTGTGCGATCGGAGTTCAACAGCGAAGTGCAGCGGCCTGTCTGCAAGTACAACCATTTCATCACCTATGGCCAGAGTCTGAGCACCGGCGTAGAAGGCTGGCCAGCGCTATCCAAAACGCCAAAGTACGACAACCTGATGTATGGCGACAGCCCACGCCCCAACTCTCTCAGCGGCCCCGGATTCACGCCGGTCGGCACCGCTTCGCTGAAAGCACTGAAGGCTGTAACGCAAAGCCCTGCAGGAACTGCTGTCATGTCCGATCTTGACGTGGCAGCACTCGCGCCCGGTTCAGGAAACGGCGGCGAATCGCCTGATGTCGGCGCGCTCAACTATGCGCGGAAAATGTTCCTGCAGCATATGGGACTAGCTTCCGATCTTACCCGGCAGTTTGTTTCTTCCAACTGCGGTGTATCTGGCCGGACCATCGAAGCGCTGTCTAAAGGAGCATCGCCAGAACTGTATTTGCGCGCCACTCAGGCTGCGCAGGCAGTCAAAGGGATTGCGGAGGCCCAAGGCGCTACTTATTGCGTCCCAGCGATCGTTTTCCTGCAAGGTGAGTACAACTACACCCCTGACTATGGTGGCGTAACTGACAAGGACGGGTACAAAGCGCTACTGCGAAAGCTACGCAATGACATGGTGGCGGATATTTGCAACGGCATTGCCGGGCAAAGTGCACCACCTGCATTCATCACCTATCAAACCGGCGGCCCCTATACCCGGGACGAAAACGACATGGCAATCGGCCAGGCCCAGCTGGAACTATCGCAAGAAGAACAGAACTGGTATCTGGCAACGCCGACCTACCCCTACACCGACAAATGGAGCCACCTCGATTCAAACGGATACCGCTGGGTGGGGCAGCAAATCGGCAAGGTGTTCCATCGCGTCGTCACATTGGGCCAAGGCTGGCGGCCGTTGTCGCCTCGCCAGATCACTGCAAAGGCACGGGAAGTCTTGATCGACTTCCATGTGCCATACCCGCCATTGGTATTTGATCGGCCCTACGTTAGGGGCGACACAGTCGACTACCCCAGCAGGGGGTTCAAAGTAATTGACGAACAGGGTCTTGTTGCAATCGGGTCCGTCGAGATCGCTTCCGACACCATCGTGCGGATCAACCTGGCACGAGACACCATTGGCGCCGTGAAGGTGCAGTACGCAGACAAGGAAGTGCATAACGGGAACGGATGCCTTCGAGACAGTGACCCAGCCATCGCAAGTGATCTGTATGAGTACAGCGTAGGAACAGGGCAATACGAAACGGCCAATGTGGCCGCCTTGGTCGGTAAGCCGTACCCGCTCTTTAATTGGTGCGTGGCTTTCAGCCTGCCCGCAAAAAACTCTTAGAAAGGAAGTCACCATGGGAATTTTGATCCACGTGAAGAACGCCAGTTTTGAGGCGAACGCCATAGCTTTTATTCCGCCAGTTTCAGAGGGCCTGGAATACATGAATTTCTTTGGAAGCAATGCGAGCAAGGCAGCTCGCAATCTCGCACCTGGAAAGCCCGCGGCCGGTTTAGTAGGCACTCCGACACATAACGCTCACAGTTCCATCTTTCTGCCTGGTACAAACTATGTCGTCACCAGCGTGGACGATGTCGAATCCATGACGCTTATTGCCGTCGCAAAACCACTGGCCGATGCGAGCACGCTGCTCATTTCCAACTTCAATGGCCCGCGAGCTGCAGGCGTTGGAACAACCTACGGCAAAGTGCTCGATTTTGAGTCGGGTGGTGTGATTGACGGCTTGGTTAGCAGCAAGGCGTTCAGCCCGCGCTGGGATGGCATAAATAGTGTGTCTGTCTCCCCAGGTGTTGGGATCCCTGGTAATGCGGCGATGACACCCGTAGGCGAATGGCGCGCCATTGTGGGGCGGTCGCGTGAATCCGATAAAACTCTCTCCGTGTTCAACAAGACCGCTGGGCTTTCGGGGTCTACCGTCATGACACAGATGCCAGACCTTGGCGCGGCCAAGATGAGGATTGGGGGCACTGCGGTGGCCAATGGAGGTAGTTTTGCCAATTCGGTTGAGATTGCAGCAGCTGCGATCTATAGCCGAGCGCTCTCGGATGATGAGATCTCGAAAGTCTATTCCTTCCTCAAGGGCTACTACGCTCGCCGCGGTATCGCTATCTAATCGGACAAAGAAATGGCATTTAAGACTATCCACACTACCAAGGGGCTGCAGCGTATGGCTGCAGCTCAGGCTGCAGGTATTCCGATCAATTTGACGCACATGGCTGTCGGTGACGGCGCCGGCAAGCCGGTGAACCCGGAGGAGGATCAAGACCACCTGGTGCGCGAACGGTTCCGGGCGCGCGTCAATCGTGTCTACCAGGACCCGAAGAACCCCAAAAAATATAGCGCTGAAATGGTGATCCCGGCCGATATCGGCGGCTTTGTCATGCGCGAAGTTGCCGCCTTCGATGAGTCCGGCGGCATGTTCGTGGTCGGGAACCTGCCCGAGTCCTACAAGCCGACGCTGGACGAAGGCGCGATCGACAACCCGGTGGTCCGCATCGACTTCCTGGTGAGCAACGCGTCTGTGGTCACCCTCATGGTCGACCCCAACGTGTCCGTTGTCACCCAGGAGTGGATCAGCAACAACGTGACGGCGGCCATCCTGCTACCAGGTGGAACCACTGCCCAGGTACTCCGGAAGCGGACGAACCAGGACGGCGACACGGAGTGGGCGGACCCCTGGGAGGTCAACGTGGTGGTCAACACCATCGAAGAGGCACAGGACCTGGTCGAGGGCCAGACCACGGTCGACCTGGACATCACCACCACCAAGGGCCTGGCGATATATATCGACGGCGAGCGCATCACGCAAAAGCCCGGCGCCGAAGGCTGGCAGCCGGATGAAGAAGACGTGACGCGCCTGTACCTGGGCCAGGCGTACCCTGGCTCTGAAATCGTACTGGTGCAGAACGAGCCCGCCGGCAACCTGTCCGACCCACTCGCCAAGAAAAACAACCTCTCCGACGTGGCCGACGTGGCAACCGCACGTGGCAACCTGGATGTGTACAGCAAGACGGAATCGAACCGCCTCGCCCCGGTGTCGGAGGTTGCATTCTTCGCGCGCCCATCCGCGCCAGACGGCTGGTTGAAAGCGAACGGTGCTGCTATCAGCCGCACCGCTTACGCCTCCTTGTTCGAGGTCCTGGGCGAAACGTTCGGCAAGGGTGATGGATTCAACACGTTCAACCTGCCGGACCTGCGAGGCGAGTTCCTTCGCGGGCTGGATGATTTCCGCGGCGTGGACAAGGACCGAAAGCTTGGTAGTGCCCAGACCAGTCAGAACTTGGCTCACAGCCATGACGGTAGTACCGGCACGGCTGGCTCCCACAGCCACACCTATGTCGACGGCAGGCCAATGCACCCACCAGGGGATGCGGGGCTGCAGAACGGCAACGTGTTCAAGGGCATCTGGGAGAACTCTGATCTCCGCACGACCGGCTCGGCCGGCTCGCACAGCCACAGTTTGACCACCAGCTCGAGCGGCGGTATCGAAGCCCGTCCGCGTAACGTCGCGCTGCTGGCGTGTATCAAGTTCTGAGGAGGATGGTTATGTCATCGAAAACCGTTTATCAATACGACGTCGCCGGCCGATACCTGGGCGAAACCTTGGCCGATGAAAGCCCGCTCGAGGCAGGCGTCTACCACCTCCCAGCGCGCACCACCGAACAGGGGCCGCCTCCGAAGGACAGCTGGCCAGAAGGCCGGTGGCCTCGCTGGAACGGGATATCCTGGCTCATGATCGGATCCACCGACCCGCTGCAGCAACCTCCCGAGGACGATCCGCTTGAGAAGCTTGCCCGATTCCTAGAAGCAAACCCTGATGTGCTGGCAGTGATGGATCGGAAAGTAACCAGCTAATCCTCGACACGCGCCATTTTCGGCCGGCCTCCCAGCAATGGGCGCCGGCCTTTTTGTTGTACGGGCCGCCTGTACAACCTGTGCTAGATGCGGCACCCGCGCGCGCGGGGCATTCTGTCGCCACCATCTGTTTTCGATGCCGGGCGGCAAATGCCGCAACCCTTTTCCCAACCCTGGAGCACTACATGCCAACGGATTACCACCACGGCGTACGCGTTTTCGAAGTCAACGAAGGCACGCGCCCGATCCGCACTATCTCGACGGCCGTTGTCGGCCTTGTCGCTACCGCCGAAGACGCCGACGCCGCCGCCTTCCCCCTGAACAAGCCTATCCTCCTGACCGATATCGCGGCAGCCGCCGGCAAGGCTGGCAAGAAAGGCACCCTGGCCGCGGCGCTGAAAGCGATCGCCCTGCAGACCAAGCCGGTGACGATCGTTGTTCGCGTGGCCGAAGGCCAGGACGCAGCGGCGACCACCACCAACGTGATCGGCGGCGTGACCGCTGACGGCCAGAAGACTGGCATCGAGGCGTTGTTCGCGGCCCAATCCGCGTTCGGCCTCAAGCCGCGCATCCTCGGCGCGCCCGGGCTGGACAACGAAGCGGTGGCCACCGCCCTGGTGGCCGCGGCACAGAAGCTGCGCGGCTTCGCCTACGTCGCCGGCTACGACTGCGCGACCAAGGAAGAAGCGACAGCCTACCGCGCCAACTTCGGGCAGCGCGAGGTCATGGTGATCTGGCCGAACTTCATCGCCTGGGACACCGCAACAAACAAGGACGTGGAGATCCCGGCCGTGGCCTTCGCCCTGGGCCTGCGCGCGAAGATCGACCAGGAAACCGGCTGGCACAAGACCCTGTCGAACGTCACCGTCAACGGCCCGACCGGCATTTCGAAGCCGGTGTTCTGGGACCTGCAGGACCCGGCGACGGATTCCGGCTACCTGAACGAGCAGGACGTCACCACCCTGATCCGATCGAACGGTTTCCGCTTCTGGGGTAGCCGCACCTGTTCGGACGACCAGCTGTTCGCCTTCGAAAGCTACACCCGCACCGCACAGGTCCTGTCCGACACGATGGCCGAGGCGCAGATGTGGGCGTCGGACAAGGGCATGCACCCATCCCTGGTGCGCGACATTCTCGCCAGCCTGAACGCCAAGTTCCGCGAGCTGGTGAACGCGGGTTACCTGATCGGTGCGGAAGCCTGGATCGACCCCGCGGCTAATACGGCCGACACCCTCAAGGCCGGCAAGCTGACGATCGACTACGACTACACCCCGGTCCCACCGCTGGAAAACCTGATGCTTCGCCAGCGCATCACCGACCGTTACCTGATGGACTTCGCCGCCAGCGTGGCGTTGGCCTGATCCATCCCAACTAGGAGTAAGAAAACATGGGCATGCCCAAGAAACTCAAGAACTTTAATTTGTTCGGCGACGGCAACAGCTACCAGGGCGAGGTCGACGAGATCGTCCTGCCGAAGCTCACCCGCAAGATGGAGGAATGGCGCGGCAGCGGCATGCAAGGCCCCATCAAATGGAGCAACGGCACCGAAGCCCTGACCATGGAATGGACGGTCGGCGGCCTGATGCGCGCGGTCCTCGACCAATGGGGCGTCACCACGCACAACGGCCTACAGCTGCGCTTCGCCGGTGGCTACCAGGCGGCCGACTCGGACACCGTGGATGCGGTAGAAGTCGTCGTTCGCGGTTGCCATAGCGAGATCGACATGGGCACCGCCAAGGCCGGCGAAGACACCAGCATGAAGATCGTCACTGAAATCAGCTACTACAAGCTGGCGATCAACGGCCAGGACGTAATCGAAATCGACTTCCTCGGCATGGTCGAAAAGGTCAACGGCGCCGACACCATGCAGAAGCTGCGCCAGGCCATCGGCCTGTAATCCCCCGGCCGCTCGACCAGCTCGAGCGGCCACCCTCTCCCCTCCCCTGATATTGCGAGAACAGTATGAACATCGAAAAGAACGACGCACCCACCACCCTGCCGCCCAACACCATCACCCTGGACACCCCGATCGAGCGCGGCACGCAGAAGATCGAGCACGTGACCCTGCGCAAGCCGCAAGCCGGCGAGCTGCGCGGGACCTCGCTCAACGCCCTGGCGAACCTCGAGTACGACGCCTTGCAAAAAGTGCTGCCGCGTATCTCCACCCCGACCCTGACCGAGGCCGACGTCGCGCGCCTCGACCCTGCCGACCTGATGCAGTTCGGAGGTGTGTTCGCCGGTTTTTTGCTGCCGAAGGCGCAGAAAGCGAGCATGGGCTTCCCAACCGAGTAGAAGACGCAATGGCCGACATCGCCCTGGTATTCCACTGGACACCCCAGGCGATGGACGGCTTTTCCCTGGCTGAACTGATGGACTGGCGCGAACGTGCGCGGGTCCGATGGAGTAACGAAAGCGAGTAATGGCGAACGAACTCAACCTACAAGTCCTTTTCGGTATGGTGGATCGCGTCACCAGGCCGCTGCGCAATATCATCTCGGCCAACCAGCAAACGGCCGGAGCCATTCAAGCCACTCGCGATCGGCTGCGCGACATGGATCGGACGCAACGCGATATCGGCGCGTTCCGCCAGCTGCGCACCGGCGCGAAGGCCACCGGCGACGAACTGAAACAGGCCCGCGCCAAAGTGGCGGCGCTGGCCCAGGCACTGCACGCGAATGGACCACCGACCCAGGCAATGGTCCGTGACTTCGAAGCGGCCAAGCAGGCGGCCGCACGACTCACCCAGCAAAGCCGCCAGCAGCATGCCGAACTCCACCAGCTGCGCACTAGGCTGTCCGGCGCCGGCATCGACACGCGCAACCTCTCCCAGCACGAACGCGACCTTCGCCAAAACATGCAGCGGACCACCGAGGAGATGCAGCGGCAGCAGCGCGAGCT